TAGTATGCTCCCATCAGAGCTGAGATAACTTGATCTTGAACGGTTGAGTCAGCAGATGAACCCAGTGTGCGAATAGCCGCTGCACCGTTTTTCACCAATGCTGTATCGTCTGGAGTGCTCCAGTTAAAAAAAGTTGTCGTTGCCATTCTCTGCTCCTAGTCGTATGTAGCCCATTGTACCGCAGCCCCTACCGCATTCCACGCAAGCGCAGCATCTACATCCTGCCAGCGTGTAGGCTGGATTGAGTATGAGGATTCGCTGGTAGTCAGGGAGATAACGGCTTGATTGCGTGTAACTTGTAAAATCCAACCTTCTACGAATCCGTAATAATTGGTTGGGATTAAAGGTACTGGAAGATCGTTGATCTCGATTGCCTCGCCCATGGTCATCTGGAGGAACTTGTCCAAGTCAGCCGATGAGACATTTGGCGAATCTAGTTGGACTGTGAATGAGGACATGTTGAGTCTTGGCACTCTTCGCAGCGCAACGTACTTATCCGCTAGCTCTTGAGCCTCGGCTGCGTGCTGAAGTTCCGTTGTGATGGACGCATCCAATAAGCCATAGGTTGCAATGGATGTGGCATCGCTGGCAGTCTTTGTGCCTGAATTATACACAAGATTGATTGAGTTAAGAATATCGCCCAAGCTCTTATTGCTTGAAACCGATCTCCATAAGATGTAATTCTCTGGGATAGTCATATACCCATTGGCAGTTACATCAACGGATCTGCGAGACTCGTTAGCAAAGCCAACTTCTCCGTCTGCTGTCTCGTAGATATAGCCGTTAGCCATGCCAGCATATTTAGCAGCTGTGGAATAAGCATCGGCCACGAATGAGCCTGTGGCATGAAATTCGTAAATGCCTGGAGTATCAACAACATCAATAGTAACGCCTGCATCTGTCAATATATTAGTCATTCGAGTAGAATCAAATTCTCTATGATAAGAGGTCGAAAGAATTGTGCGAGACATCGCAGCGAATGGTCCTACTGCAGTAAGTGTGATGACCGCGACTTCTTCCACTGATCCAACTGAAACCATGCGAGAAGCTATGTTTGTGACCTTACCTGTAAATACTGTGCGTGCCACCGCTGAGGCGTTATCGACTTTGACTATGACTGAATCGTTAATCTCAAATGCGTAATCTGTGTCATCCCAATTAACGATCTCTACTGTGGCATAGCCTGTTCGAGCCTGCTCCCAGTAGCTTGTGCGCCCATAGGTTACTGAGACGGCATTGATAGTCTTTGAGCTGTAATCAACCCCATCGACTGTAACTGTGCAATTAGGATTCCAGGTCATCGAGCGAATGTACTCAATCCAAGAGTGTTAAATGAACCGCTAGTGCTTGCTTCATTCTTGAGAAGTCCTGCGATCTGTCGAGCACTACCAGCAGAATCCACCGCGCCATTGACGGTGATATTAACTACCCCTGCTCGCGCTGCATCTGGTCCTGAGGTTGGAACTTTAGTTGGGACCGATGGTGCAGGCGATCCGATAGTGCCAATGTTAGGCAGGATTGGGATTGCGTTGTAAGCCTTGATAACTGTGTTAATCGCATTGATAGCAACCTGGACTGCCTTTGTGATGCCAGAGATTACATCCGCGATGATGTCAATGATTCCACCAGCGATCTTGCCAACTACCTTGAGCGCACCGCCTAATGTGACCACTAGGACTGGGACTACGTAATCGACCAAAAACTTTCCAAAGTCTGCGAATGTCTGCTTGTTGCGAACGATTGCATCTGTGATCGGCTTGAAGAATTCTGCGAACTTGCCAAGATTAGGAATGACCTTATTCACGATTAGATTAACTAGATCCTCAATGATTGGCAAAAGCCTTGCTCCGATTGCTTCCTTACCTTCATCAAATGCCACGCGAAGGCGAGCGATACGCCCTTCATAAGTCTCAGCGTTAGCAGCAGCGGCTCCACCGAATAGATCGGTGAGTTGCCCTTGTACTTGCTCGAATGACATGGTTTTGAGCTCTGCTGCACTCAGTCCGATACCTAAGCGACCAAGAGCGGCTGTATTGCCCTCAAATGCCTTGCCAAGGCTGTTAGAGACAGCTTCTAATGGCTTACCAGTCTGAGCAGAAATATCTAATGCAAGGGCTAGTAAATCCTGAGCCTTATTGACATCGCCTGTCGCTACTGCTAAGCGGCTTAATGCTGGGCGTAGGTTATCGTCTGCCACGCCTGTCGCCAAGGATAGTTTGAGGATCTGATCTTCTGTGGCTTTAATCTGGGCTTGTGTAGCACCTGTGGCACGTTCTAACGCGCCTGCTAGTTTGACCTGGGCTGCTTCATCTTCAATAGCAGCCTTAACTCCATCGATGGCTAACTTAGAAGCATAAGCACCAGCTGCAACACCAGCAGCTAAGAATGCCGCACCTGCGATTTTTCCAAACTTGGAAACCTTGTCTCCGAAAGTCTGGACCTCTGTTGAGCTTTGATTTAACTTCTTACGTAAATCATCTACATCTGCAAGGATGGATAACTTGAGCGTTCTACTTCCTGCCATTAGTTATACTCCTTTAGAATCTTGCCGAATGCTTCTTCCCATTGTCTGACGATCTCTGGCTGAATCGCTCTCAATGTTGGATAAATGAAATAACCTTTTGAGCCTCTTCCATATCTTCCAGATGGTGCTGGGAATTGCTTATATCTTTTAGAGCCGAACTCCAAGCCCTTCCAAAGACTTAAAGTTGTTCCGCCACCTGAAAATTTTTGAGAAGCAAAGCCGAAAGACAACTCACCAATCTTTGATGATTTGGAAACCTTAGAGCCTTGTGCAACTCTGTCATCACCAATGTTGGGAGTTGTCCCAGCCTTTTCAATAATCTTAGATCGAGCAAACTCAGCTAGCGCAGAAGATTCTTTCTTTGCTTGGATAACTGCTTCTTCTGACATAGCCTTAAATGATGAAGTAATGGCGCGCAGTTCTTTACGGTCATATGAAATAGCTTCATTTGCCATTGCGTTCCTCCAATACTTCAATCGCTGTCAGAATATCGCTGGCATCGTTCCATTCGCTCATCGGTATTCCTGTGGCTATTGCTAGTTCAATTAAGAGGCGGCTTACGCTTCCTCTGCTATGGCTTTTGGGCTATCAGCTACTCGATCGAAATCGATTACCGACTCCATCCAAATCTCAAGAGGCTTGGTTGGCTTGCCTGCTGCATCTCTTTTGTATGCGCTATGGGCTACGAACAACAGATCCCAGATTCCCTGAAACTCAGCGATTGACTTGGATGTTGCTCGTTCCCACTTCGCAAAATCTGGCGGATAGGCAGTCAATGTCTGCTCATCGCCTGTGCTGTATTTAATTATGTATGTTTGTTGCATCTTTGCTCCCGTTAGTTAGATGTTAGCTGAATGTCTCTGTTGGAACACCCACGACTGTGAATGACCAAGTTTGAGTCTGTGCGCCTGGTGCTTCTCCACCGACTGATGGGAATACTGGCAACACGTTACAGGTAAAGACTGCGCCTGTAACTGCTGTCAATGATACTGCCAATGTTGTGTTTGGTGCTGTCTCACATGCGGTCCACATTGCTTCGCATAGTGATGAAGCTGCGCCCCAGTCAGATAGCAACGCGACATCTAGTGTCCATTGATCGTCTGTGTGCTTGTAAGCCTTGCCATCTAGTGTCTGGTACACATCGATAGTCGCTTCGTTGGTTAGTGAAACGCTAGTAGTTTGTGCATCGTAATTAACTGTTGCGATGGTTAGAACTAGGTCGCGCCCCGTGATTACTGTTGTTGGCATGGTTGCTCCTTAGGCTGTCTGCGTGTACCAAGTGGACACGCGAATATCTGCGACCAGCAAATTGCTAGCGCCTACTGTTGTTACTGTTGGTCGATCTACTGCTGAAACCTCATACCCTGCTGGGATGACGGCTACAACGCTTGTGATGAGCTGCTCGATATTGTCGAGGCTGGCTGGATTGCTGTTATAGGCAACGCAGCATGTGATTGTCATATTGATTTTGCATCTGAAAGATGATTTACCGATTGTGTCAAATTCTAGGTATGGTGAATCTGGCACAACTACAACAGCAGGAGCAGGGATCTGCTCTGGCACGTAAGAAAACACATTAGCGGCAACGCCTGCGAGAGCTGTGGCTAATGGTGTGCGGACTGCTGAGAGTATCGTTGATGCTGGCATTATTGTGCAATGCTTCCGACATCGACAATTGACCCAAGCAAGCCTGATACGCGATTGTAAAGTGAACGCCCCATGCGGAATGGCGTTGGAGCAAAGTCCACGCCTTCGATCTGTCCACCAGGAGCAGTACGAGATTGGAATACTTCTACTGATACGACTGTAACGGCTGTCTCTACTGCTGCATTACCAACGTATGTGGCTGCGCCTGAAAGAGTAGCAAGTCCAGAAGGGATTACATTCTTTGAAATGATGTCTGCGTTAGTAATAGCAACTGAGAACGCATCATCATTCAATAATGAAGTTGTGACTGTGTGTGTGCCATTGAAAGGAGAACCGCAGCCTGTGATGACTACAGATTGACCTTCTCCAAATGGGTTAAGATTTACTGTCGCAAAATACGCAACATTGTCTGTCAAGGATACTGCATCTATTGCCACAGAGTAAGAGTTAAGAAGTGGCAGAATTACAGCCTCAGCTGTGTCGATAATATCGTTTAGAACCGCATCAGAATATAAAGAGACCGAAACGCCAAGCACTGAACGTAGCTCGGAAGCTGTGATAATAGTTGGCATTTCGATCCTCTCTATACTGCTGGCGGGGAGATCGGGAGCAACCCCCCCGCCATGATTAGTTAGTTACTTCTTATGTAAGGTTGAAGCGACGTACTCCGCCACCAAAGATTGGTGCGATTGCGTAGTAACCGTACATAGCAACCTGTAGCTGTCCGTTGGCTAGTGCCTGAACCTGCAGAGTTGTTGTTGGTGATTCGTAGTAACGGAATGAATCTGGAGCAACGATGAATGCTGACTCGTCGATCAATGTTGTTACTGACATGTGTGGATCAACAGCAAGGTTAAGTCCTAGAACCTGACCTGTGATGCTCTGACCTGAAACTGCACCAGGTGCGTTTGATGGTTGAGCCGCTGTAAATAGTGGGCGATTTGTCGTGTCGTCTGCACCGAGGATTGTCTCCCACCATTTTGTGTTAGCAACTAAGTTAGTTGCGAACTTGCCTGATGCT